ACGCAACCCCAGGCAACCAGTACTATGTTGTCGGTTATAAGGGTTCTTCACCTTATGACGCTGGACTCTTCTATTGTCCTTATGTTCCTCTCCAAATGGTTCGTGCCGTTGGTGAGAACAGCTTCCAGCCTAAGATCGGATTTAAGACCCGTTATGGAATGGTTGCAAACCCATTCGCTGAGGGTACTAATCAAGGTCTTGGTGGACTCAATGTTAACCAGAACCGCTACTATCGTAGAGTTGCGGTTAGAAACCTCATGTGAGTCTTTCTCACATATTTTCAGAGGTCCCAAATTGGGACCTTTTTTTTATCTAAATATTTAAAAAATGTCATGGTCGCCGGACAACCTGAAAATAGAAATTTTTTATCCCCAACAGGATTTAAATTTACCTTAAAAAGAACACCTAAGGTTGCATTTTTTTGCAACTCAGCAAATATTCCAGATTTAAATCTTGGTGTTGCAATCCAACCATCATATCTTAAAGATATTGATACTCCTGGAGATAAAATTGTTTTTGGTGATTTAAACTTAAGATTTCTTGTAGATGAGAATCTTGAGAATTATATGGAAATTCAAAACTGGATAAGAGGTTTGGGATATCCAGAAAGTCTAGAGCAAATTTATGATTTTCAGCAAACGGGATATATTACTCCAAAAATAGAAGCACAAAAGCAATTGGGTTTATACTCCGACGGAACTCTTCAGGTTTTAACAAGCTCATCAATACCAAACTTCCAAATCGTTTTTAAAGATTTATTTCCATATTCTTTAGGAACTTTAGATTTTGATGCAACACAGACGGACATACAATACTTTACAGCAGACGTAAGTTTCAAGTATACTATTTACAATATAGTAGATCTTGGCGGCAATCCTTTATGAGTTTAGACCTTGATATGATTCAAAAGATGTGGGAGCAAGATTCTAAAATTGATATGGATAATCTTCACACAGAATCAACAAATATTCCAACTCTTCATGCAAAATATTTTGAATTATATAATACTATTTTTCTACTAAGAAAAAAAGCAGAGCAACAAAAAAGGAATATCAGACACGAAAGATATGAATATTATTCTGGCAAATCAGATCCAGAAGTATATGTAGAAAATCCCTTTCCCAAAAAGATTCGCGATAAGGATACAATGCAAAAGTATCTTGATGCAGACGAAAAACTTTCAACAGTTTGCTTGAAGATTGATTATTACGACACAATGCTTACTTATATTGAAAGTATTTTGAAGATGATTCAGAACAGAACGTTTCAGATCAAAAATGCTATTGAGTTTATGAGATTTAACGCTGGATTAGGGTAAATAAATACTCATAGCAATCATAATGTTATGAGTGACGTAATCATTGAAAAGAAGAATGAGATTTACATTAAACTACATTGTGAATCTCATATTTTATACGAACTTCAACCATATTTTACATTTGAAGTCGAATCTGCAAAATTTATGTCCCAGTATAGGAGCAGACACTGGGACGGCAAGATTCGTTTGTTAAGTACTCATACTGGAGAAATCTATGCTGGTTTGTTGGATAAAATTATCGACAAACTGAAACTGCATAACTACACGTATGAATTTAAAGAAAACAAATTTTATGGATTGCCTTTTGAAATAAATGAAGGCATTTCATATGAAGGTGTGAAAGATTATATGAAATCTATTTGTACTCATTCTCCACGAGAGTATCAAGTGGAGGGAGTATACGATGCTCTAAGACATAATAGAAAATTATTGATATCACCCACAGCCTCAGGTAAATCCTTAATGATTTACTCCCTTGTAAGGTATTACGTAGATAAAGGACAAAAAATTCTTTTAGTTGTTCCAACGACATCTCTTGTAGAGCAGATGTACAAGGATTTTGAAGATTATGGTTGGGATGCTGAGTCATATTGCCACAAGATTTATTCGGGTAGGGAAAAAACAAACGAACATTCTGTAACTATTACTACCTGGCAATCTATCTATAAACTTGAACGTTCGTTCTTTGAAGACTATAGGGTAGTTATAGGAGATGAGGCTCATCTTTTTAAGAGCAAATCTCTTATTGAGATTATGTCAAAACTTCATCATGCAAAATATCGTTTTGGATTCACAGGTACTCTTGATGGAACTCAAACTCACAAATGGGTTCTTGAAGGACTCTTTGGACCATCATATAAGGTAACAAGAACTTATGAGTTGATGCAACAAGGTCACATTTCCCAATTAGATATTCGTTGTCTTGTTCTCAAACACTCGCCACAAAAGTTTGAAACATATGAGGATGAAATTCAATATCTAATTTCACACGATCAAAGAAATAAATTTATAACTAATCTTTCTTTGGATTTAAAAGGAAATACTCTTGTTTTGTTTTCTCGCGTAGAAGCACACGGAGCAATCTTATATGAAAAGATAAATAATATCAAGCGAGGTGATCGTAAAGTATTTTTTATTCATGGTGGAGTTGATACTGAAGAAAGAGAATTGGTTAGAGAAATTACGGAAAGGGAAAACAACGCAATTATTGTTGCTTCCTATGGAACTTTTTCTACTGGTATCAATATTAAAAATCTTCATAACGTTATCTTTGCATCACCCAGCAAATCACGTATTAGAAATCTACAATCAATTGGACGAGTTCTTAGAAAGGGAAAAAATAAAGTAAAAGCAGTGCTTTACGATATTTCTGATGATTGTACTCACAACTCAAGAAAAAATTATACTTTAAACCATTTAATAGAAAGAATCAAGATCTATAATGAAGAAAATTTTAACTATGAAATAATCACGGTACAACTAAAAAAATGATTGAGGAAGATTTTTACTGCACTCTCAAATTAAAAACAGGCGAAGAAGTCTTTGCTAAGGTAGCTGCATCTGAAGAGGAAGACAGGACGATATTAATAGTATCGAATCCAATTATCGTAAATGAGATAAAAGGTAGAACTGGTGTAGTTGGTTATAAAATAGAACCTTGGCTAAAAACAACCACAGAGGACATGTTTATTATAAACTTAGAAGACGTTCTTACCCTATCTGAGTCTTCGGATATTGAGATGATTATGATGTATCAGACTTATATACGTCAATCTACGAAAGATGGAACAAATCAATCAAAGATTAATCGTAGAATGGGATATATTGCTAATGTCAATGATGCCAAAGAGATCTTAGAGAAGATCTTTAAGAGTAGCTAAGCCTTGACCTTCAAACCCAACAAAGGTATTCTATCGAAGTTTAGATACCTTGTCAAGTATTTGTATAAGTGCTATAATTCATACATATTATGAGTTAACTTAATGATAACCACAGCAGTTATGACCAAGAGAAAAAGGTCAGAGCATTACGTCAATAATAAAGAGTTCCTTGCTGCACTGATTAAATATCGTGAAGATAAAGAGATTGCGATATTGCAGAACAAACCAAAACCTCCCATCCCACGCTATATTGGAGAGTGTTTTCTGAAGATTGCTAATCACTTATCGTTTAAACCAAACTTCGTAAACTACATGTTTAAGGAAGATATGATTTCTGATGGTATTGAAAACTGTGTTCAGTATATTCATAACTTCAATCCTGAGAAGTCACAAAACCCTTTTGCATACTTCACTCAAATCATTCATTACGCTTTCCTCCGCAGAATCCAAAGAGAGAAGCGTCAATTGGAAATCAAAAACAAAATCCTTGAGCGTTCTGGGTACTCTGAAGTGTTTGCAGATGATAATTCAGTTGACGGTGGCAATTATTCCGATTATAATTCTATTAAGGACGGAGTTCATAGTAAGTTGAGGTATTAGTGTCTGGTAAGAAAGAAACAATACCTTGGAATAAAGGTAAAAAAGGTTTACAGAAACACTCTCAAGAAACAAGAGAGAAAATGAGCGAAAACAATATTGGAAAGAATAATCCAATGTTTGGTGTAGAACCTTGGAATAAGGGAAAGAAAATTGGACCAAGAAGTGAAGAGACAAAAATAAAAATGTCTCAAACATGTAAAGAAAAAAGAGGGTATGATATATCCGAGTTCAGAAAGTTTAGAGGAAAAGTTAATTATCTTACAGAACAAATATATAATGAAAATAAAGATATTATAAATCCAGATGATCTACCAAGATCTGTAGCAGGAGTAAATGGTGGATATCAAATAGATCATATTCAATCCGTAAAGGAATGTTTTGATAAAGGAATATCTGCAGAATATTGTAGTAGAATAGAAAATCTTCAAATGCTTCCTTGGCAGGAAAATCGAAAAAAATGGAAATAGCAATAATCACCGACACTCATTTCGGATGTCGTAAAAACTCTAAACTCTTTCATGATTACTTTGAGAGATTTTATAAAGAAGTATTCTTTCCTACTTTAGATAAGAGAAAAATCAAACATGTAATACACATGGGAGATTGTTTTGATAGTAGAAAGGGAATTGATTTTGCTGCTCTATCTTGGTCCAAACGAGTATTTTTTAATGAACTTTTGAAAAGAAACATTGAAGTTCATTTAATTGCGGGCAATCATGATTGTTATTATAAAAATACTAACCAAGTTAATGCATCAGATTTGCTTCTGAATGAATATGAAAATATAAAAGTTTATTCAAAACCAACAGAAACTACAATAGCAGGGTTAAATGTTTTGTTATGTCCTTGGATTAATCAAGAAAATGAAAAAGAAACTCTCAAACTTATTGAAAATACGTCTTGCAAGTGTACGCTGGGGCATTTTGAACTCCAAGGATTTAGAGTTAATAAACAAATCGTCATGGAGCATGGTTTGGAGGGCAAACTATTTGGTAAGTTCACCAGGGTCTACTCGGGACACTATCACACTAGATCGAATGATGGAACAGTTTTCTATCTAGGAAATCCATATGAGATTTATTGGACTGATGTAGGTGATACTCGTGGTTTCTCGATTTTTGACACTGAAACAATAACTCATGAGTATGTAAATAACCCTTACAAAATGTTCTATAATATTTACTATGAAGATACCAATCATCAAACTTTTGATGCTCGCGAGTATGAGAATAAAATTGTGAAAATTGTTGTTCGAAAGAAAACCGATACCAAAAAGTTTGAAAAGTTTATTGATAAACTTTATGCTTCTAATATTGCAGAACTTAAGATTATTGAAAACTTTGATATTCAGGAACCTCAAAACTTTGAAGCATTTGAAAGTGAGGATACTATTTCTATCTTGAATAGATATATTGAGGAGGCAGAGATTAGTCTTGATAAATCAATCATCCAAAAGATGATGCAAGAAATATATCAAGAAGCATGTGAATTAGTTTAAATGTTTATTCTAACAATCAATGGTAGAGAAACTGAAGGTGCTTATTCTGTAGTTGATGATGAAGGCGAACATATTCTATATCTCTTTCAAGAAGAAGATGATGCGACTCGATATGCTATGATGTTAGAAGAAGATGGATATCCAGAAATGCATGTAATTGAAATTGAAGATAAAGTAATGATAAAAACCTGCGACTTGCATGGTTATCAATATACAATTATTACACCTGATGATATTGTAATTCCACCAGATACTGATTATGATTTTATTTAAAAAAATAAGATTTAAAAACTTTCTTTCTACTGGAAATCAATATACAGAAATTGATTTTACTAAAAGTAGTACCAATTTGATTGTTGGCAATAACGGCGCTGGGAAAAGCACTCTTTTAGATGCTTTATGCTTTTCTTTGTATGGACGTGGGTTTAGGAAGATTAATAAACCACAACTTATCAATTCGGTAAATGAGAAGGATTGTAGGGTTGAGGTTGAATTTTCTATTGGAAATATTGAATGGAAAATTGCAAGAGGAATTAAACCGTCTATATTTGAAGTTTATAGAAATGGTTCTGTACTAGATCAATCTGCTGCTGCATTGGATCAGCAAAAATGGATAGAGCAGAATGTGATTAAAATGAATTATAAAAGTTTTACTCAAATCGTAATTTTAGGTTCAAGTACTTTTGTTCCTTTTATGCAACTTTCTACTACTCATCGTAGAGAAGTGATTGAAGATTTGCTTGATATTAAAATTTTTTCTTCGATGAATATGGTAATCAAGGAGAAGATTCGTCAGTCAAAAGAAGAAATTAAAGTTCTTGACCTAAAGAAAGAATCCCTTCTTGATAAAGTTAAGATGCAGCAGAGTTTTATTGAGGAACTTGAAAATAGGGGGAAGAAAGATATTGATAATAATAATCGTAAAATTTCCGATTTGGATAAAGAAATCGAACATCATTTAAACGAAAATACTTGTCTAGAGGAACCTCTTAGGGAATATATTAAAGAGCAGGATAATCTAATAGGATATGCAGATAAACTTCGTAAGTTGGGAAACTTGAAAGGTAAGATCTCGCAAAAAGTATCTACCATTACTAAAGAACACAAATTTTTTACAGAGAATACTGTTTGCCCTACTTGTACACAGTCAATTGAAGAGACCTTTAGAATAAATAGAATTACTGACGCTCAAAATAAAGCAAAGGAGTTGCAATCTGGTTATAAAGAACTAGAGGAGGCAATTAAAGAGGAAGAGGAGCGAGAGCGTCAATTCACCGCTCTATCGAAGGAGATTTCAAAACTAACGAATGGCATTTCTCAAAACAATATTAAGATTAACGGATTACAAAAGCAAATCCGAAATCTTGAACATGAAATTCAAGTTCTTACCGAGAACCTTGCAAACAGAAATACTGAACATGGAAAGTTAGAATCCTTCAAAGACAATCTAAAAACTACATACGACGACCTCGCTTCTAAAAAAGACACCATCAACTATTACGATTTTTCATATAGTTTGCTTAAAGACGGTGGAGTAAAATCCAAAATCATTAAGAAGTATCTACCGCTGATAAATCAGCAAGTTAACCGTTATCTTCAGATGATGGATTTCTATATTAACTTCACTCTTGATGAGGAGTTTAACGAAACCGTCCAGTCGCCAATTCATGAAGATTTTTCTTATGCTTCTTTTAGTGAAGGAGAAAAAATGAGAATTGACCTCGCACTACTCTTTACTTGGAGAGAAGTTGCAAGAATGAAAAACTCAGTCAACACCAACCTTCTTATTATGGATGAAGTGTTTGATAGTTCTCTTGATGGATTTGGAACTGAAGAATTTTTGAAAATCATTCGTTATGTTATTAAAGATGCAAATATTTTTGTCATTTCTCACAAGACGGGACTAGAAGATAGATTCGAGAGTGTTATTAAATTTGAAAAAGTAAAAGGATTTAGTAGGATCGTTGTATGATTGGAATCGTTGGAAATGGTTTTGTTGGCAATGCAGTGTATCAAAATCTAAGGGATAAAGTTTCCTGTAAAGTCTTTGATGTAGATAAAAATAAATCTCTTAATACTTTAGAAGAAGTATTGCGACAAAAATTTATTTTTGTTTGCTTACCTACTCCTATGAGGTCAACTGGAGAGTGTGATACTTTCATTCTAGAAAAGTTTTTTTCAAATCTCCCTTCCTTCATTGAAGGGACATTTGTTATTAAATCTACAGTTCCTATCGGCACAACAAAGAAGTTTGCACAAAAATATAATGTTATTCACAATCCAGAATTTCTTACTGCGCGAAATGCCGTAGAGGATTTTAGAAATTCTGAAAGAAATGTGGTTGGCGGAAATCGAAATCTATGTAATCAATTCGTCGAATTCTTTAGTGAAATTTTTCCAACGATTCCGAGTGTAATCACTACTTCTGACGAAAGTGAGGCAATAAAATATTTTGCAAATAGTTTTCTTGCCTGCAAAGTTGCATACTTCAATAAAATGTATGACCTTTGCCAATCAGTTGGAATGAATTATGAAACTGTCTGTTCAGGTGTAACCTCAGACAGTAGAATTGGAACATCACATACTCAAGTTCCTGGTATTGATAATGATCGTGGTTTTGGTGGAACTTGTTTCCCCAAAGATTTAAATTCTCTTATAAATCAGATGGAGGCGCACGGTATCGACGCTGGTATGCTAAAATCTGTATGGTCTTACAATCAGCAAATTCGCACGGTCATCGATTGGTCCGTAACCTAAAATGAACACTCCAAATTGGCAGCATCATTCTAAGAAACAACAAAAACGAAAATTAAAACCGCAAGCACTTCGACAAGCAAAAGCGCGAAGGCAAGCATTCAAGAAGCGTCTTAATTCTATAGACGCTTCTTTTTTTATAAATAACTAAAAAAGTATTTGTAACAAATGGAACCAAAAGAATTAGTTGGACTTTATGAAGCCTATCAACAGGTTTATGAACCTCAAGAACTGACCGAGGAAGTAGAAATTGCAACAGAATATTTCTATGAAATGGGTCTCAATGAAAGTGGAATTGATATTCTTATTGAAGAACTTGGAGAAGAAGAGTTTGTTAATTGGGTATATGATATTTCTGAAGAATATACTCTGAGTGAGGCGAGAGCAGGTGGAGTAAGAGTAGAACCAGTAGCAAAAACTGGCAAGTCAATTGGATCTCTGAAAGGTGGTGCTAGAACTTCTGCTATTAGATCTAGACAAAAAGAAAAGGCAGCAAGAAAGGAAGCAGAAACATCTGCATCAGCAGCAAAACCATCAGGAATGACCGCTGCTCTTAGAAGCCAAGCAGCATATTCTGCTACTCAAAAACAAACACCTACTAAGAAACAAACATCATCTCCGCAGCAAACTAAAAAAGGCATTGGTGGATTGATTGGATCTATTGTACAAAGAGCAAAACAAGATACTGAACTTCTTGGTAAATCAATTCAGACTGCAAGAGATGTTGCATCACGTAGAGGTGCTGAAGTTGCGGCGGGTTATGGTGCATTAAGAGCAAAAGGCAGAGAAGCAGAAAAATCTGCAGCAGCAACCAGAGCAAGAAGAGTTGCAACTGTTGCAACTGGTAGAGCAGCACAGGCAGCTGGAAGAACTGCTATTAAGGCAGCGGGCGCTGCAGGTGCTGCTGCAGGAGCTGGAGTTACTGCCAGAAGAGGGGGAGCAACGCCAGCACAAACTGCTGGTAGAGTTGCGGGAACTTTTGTTCGCAAAATGACTAGAGAAGAATATAATTATATTCTTGAGCATCTTCTTGATGAGGGGTATGCAAATAGCATTGAAAATGCCGAAAAGATTGTAATGAACATGAGTGAAGAGTGGAGAAATTCTATTCTTGAAGATTGAGTCCACTTTTTTAACTGTCCACTTGGAGGTCTTCGGACCTCCTTTTTTTGTATAATTGATTTGTAATAAAAAAATCTTATGGCAGTCTCTCACGAAATCAAATCCCAACTTGCTAAACTGCTTGCCACTGAAGACTTGGTAGTAGAGCATAAAAAAGTTTCTACTGCCAGTTTCAATGTCCATACTCGTGTTCTTACCTTGCCAATGTGGAATGCGAGCAATACAGTGGTGGACCTTTTGATTGCACACGAATGTGGTCATAGCATTTTTACCCCAGATGAAGATTGGACTGAGACTGTAAAGGTCCCTCAACAGTTTGTGAATGTAGTTGAGGATGCTCGCATTGAAAAACTGATGAAACGTAAGTATGCTGGACTTGCAAAGACTTTTTTCAATGGATATAAGGAACTGAACGAAGAAGATTTCTTTCAACTTGGAGATGAAGATATTTCTACTTTCAATCTTGCAGATCGTGCAAACCTTTATTTCAAGGTTGGTAACTTTATTACTCTTGATTTCAATCCAGAGGAACAAGAAATTATCAATCTGATTGGTGCTTGTGAAAGTTTTGCAGATGCTCTAATTGCTGCTGAGGAGCTTTACAAGTACTGTAAGAAAGAAAAAGAACAACAGCAGAAAGTCTCTGACTTTGATTCTCATGAAACTCAAGGGAACTCTCAGTCTCCTGCAAGTGATTTTGTGGAGACTAATGACTCCTCTTCTGATCAAGAAGGAGAGAGTGATAACTCTTCTGAAAAAGAGTCTTCTGAATCCTATGGTGGAACTGCTCAGGGTGATGAAACTCATGTAAAGTCTTCTACAGTTGAAGAAGAACCTGAGGTTCGTACTGCAGAATCTCTGGAAGATAAGATTCGTGACCTAGTTGGTAATGATGAATATGAGAATACTTACATTGAAGTTCCTCAAGTGAATTTGGACACGATTATTGGTAAGAACTCTGAGGTTCATAAAGATATTGATGATTCATTTAATCACCAACAGAAATTGCATAATGAGTGTGCTAAAGATAAAGGATTTACTCCCACAAATCTTTATAAAGAATCTGATATTGATTTTAAAAAGTTCAAGTCCTCTGCTCAAAAAGAAGTTAACTATCTGGTAAAAGAATTTGAATGTCGTAAGGCAGCAGACCAATATGCTCGTGCATCAACCGCTCGCACCGGAGTTCTTGATACAACTCGTCTTCATACTTACAAATATAATGAAGACCTCTTTAAAAAGGTTTCTGTGATTCCTGATGGAAAAAATCATGGTCTAGTGTTTGTACTGGACTGGAGTGGTTCTATGTGTGATGTGATGCTTGATACTTGCAAGCAATTATTCAATCTTGTTTGGTTCTGTAAGAAAGTCTCTATTCCTTTTGAGGTTTATGCTTTCACAAATGAATGGCGTCGTGGCGAATATGATTATGAAAATGATCGTTATCTTGCCGCAGATCGCACTCCTCATTATCAAAAGAAAGACGGACTTATGGTTGTAGATGAAACATTTGCTATGATGAATATTCTTACTAGCAAAGTTTCTGGTAGCATACTTGAGCATCAAATGCTTAACATTTGGCGTCTTGCTTATTGTTTTGGTAGGACTTATAGTTCTCCTTATACTTACTCCAATCGTCTTGGACTTTCTGGAACTCCTTTGAATGAAGCACTCATTACTCTTCATCAAATTCTTCCTAAGTTTCAGAAAGAAAACAAACTTCAAAAAGTTCAGTGTATTGTTCTGACTGATGGTGAAGCAAATCAACTCGTTCATCATAAAGAAGTCAAACGCCAGTGGGAAAAGAATCCATTCCTTGGAACTGGATACATTAATCCAATGAACACATTTCTTCGCGATCGTAAGTTGGGAACTACCTATAAAATTGGATATGGGTATCATGAATTTACTGATGTTCTTCTCAGGAATCTGAAGGATAAATTTTCTTCTATGAACTTTATTGGTATTCGTGTACTTGAAAGTCGCAACTTTAGTCGGTTTGTTCAAATGTATCATTCACAACTTGACAAACAGTATGAAAAAATTCAAAGTGATTGGAAAAAAGTGAAGAGTTTTACTATCACAAAGTCTGGTTATGATGCGTACTTTGGAATGTCTGCGACAGCACTATCTCAGGATACTGAGTTTGAAGTTGCTGAAGATGCAACCAAGTCTCAAATCAAATCCGCATTTGTAAAGTCTCTTAAGACTAAAAAACTAAATAAAAGGGTATTAGGAGAATTTATCTCTTTAGTTGCATGAGAACATACAGAGAGTTCATTGATGAAGCTGGTGATTGGTGGCATCCAGACCCCCAAAAAGACGCCGCTATTAGTGGTGCAGCAAACAAAATGAGAGCCCGTGAAAACCGTGGTCAAGATACCTCAGCGCAAACAAAACCAGATTATAGTAATCGTCTAAAACCTGGTGAGACTTACATGCAATTTGCTAAGCGTAAAGGTAAAGTTACTGTTCCATCAACAAAACCATCAATTAAAGATAGGATAAAAAGTAAACTTGGTAGTGTAATTGATAAAGTTGCTGGTATCAAATAAGCAAAGCACTGAGGACAGTTTGGAAACTGTCTATGGGGTCCTAAACGGACCCCTTTTTGTTCTATAATGACTGAGTTGAAACAAAGCAAACGAATGGCACTCTCCTCTGACTACATCCGCACTTCCCTTCAGAACCTATATGGAAACACCATCACCGGTGCTGATATTCGTGCCTGGTGTAATCTGAACGATGCTAACTATCAAACTGTAACTAAGAAACTTGATCAATTCAAAGTTGGTCGTGGTAAATGGAATCTTGAAGTGACTCAACAAAAAGTAGAAGAAATCGAACGTACTTTCCAAGCACCGTCTGTGGTTCCCCCTGTAGAGCAAAATCTTATCCCTGATAAAGATGATACCTTCGTCAAGTTTGGTAATTTTGGCGATATTTACAAAATTATCAAGTCCCATCTTTTTTACCCTACGTTCATTACGGGTCTGTCGGGTAATGGCAAAACGTTTTCTGTTGAGCAAGCGTGTGCTCAACTTAAGCGCGAATTGATTCGCGTAAACATTACAATTGAAACTGATGAGGATGATTTGATTGGTGGTTTTCGCCTTGTTAATGGTAACACTGCTTGGCACAATGGTCCTGTTATTGAGGCACTGGAGCGAGGAGCAATCCTTCTTCTTGATGAGATTGACCTTGCTTCTAACAAGATTCTGTGCCTTCAATCTATCCTTGAAGGAAAAGGTGTCTTCCTGAAAAAGATTGGTCGTTGGGTGAAACCTTCTGCTGGTTTCAACGTGATTGCCACTGCCAACACCAAAGGTAAGGGTTCTGATGATGGTCGCTTCATTGGCACCAACGTGCTCAATGAGGCATTCCTAGAACGCTTCCCCGTGACCTTTGAGCAGTCTTATCCTGCCCCTGCTACGGAGCAGAAGATCCTGGAAGGCATCGCTCTGGACCTTGGCGTGGAAGAACGTGACTTCTGCAAGCGTCTGGTGGATTGGGCAGACATCATTCGCAAGACCTTCTACGATGGTGGTATTGAAGAAATCATCAGTACACGCCGTCTGGTCCACATCATTCGTGCCTATAGCATCTTCCAAGATAAGGCAAAGGCAATTCAAGTGTGTGTGAATCGTTTTGATGACGAAACCAAGCAAGCATTCCTTGAACTGTATGACAAGGTGGATGCTGACTTTAAAATGCCTGAAGGCGAGTATGTAACTTACGACCTTGACCAACTACCTCAATCCTGATAGAATGTGAGGAGATAAAACTATCTCCTCTTTTTATTATGGATGAGCATCCTTATTCAATTAATGATTTTGAAATTATGCCTGACTTGGCCAAGTATGAGTTTTCTATTAACTCTAATGATACCATTGACATTAAAAAACAACCGTTGATTATGAACGAATCTACTAATAACTTCTGGAAATATAATGAGGATAAAATTCTAAAACAACTTGAAGAATATATTAAAGGTACATATCGACAGCATTATGTTGACCGAACTGGTGGTGGTAATGAACAAACTCTTGATAAAATCAAACACAATCGTCGTGAAGGATTTTGTGCTGGTAATGTAACCAAGTACATTGATCGTTATGATACAAAAGGAACTCCCCGAGCAGACCTTTTTAAAGTTCTTCACTATACTATTCTTCTGATTAACCATCTCAACCTTATTGAAAACAATTGATTATGAAACTCTCCGATAAAACCCTGACCTTGCTGAAAAACTTTTCTTCCATTAATCAATCAATTTTGTTTAAGGAAGGTAGTTCGCTACGGACAATTAGCGTTATGAAAAACATTCTTGCTGAGGCAACGATTGAAGAAGAATTGCCTAAGGATTTTGGCATCTATGATCTGAACCAGTTTTTGAATGGACTTAATCTTCATCAGAATGCAGATCTTGATTTTCAAAATGAAGGTTATGTTGTAATTAAGGAAGGAAAATCACGATCCAAGTATTTTTTTGCAGATCCAAATGTAATTATTATTCCTCCAGACAAGTCCATCTCTCTTCCTTCTGAGGATGTTTGTTTCATTCTAGATACTAAAGAATTGGATAAACTCCTTAAAGCTTCTGTAGTTTATCAACTTCCCGATCTGTCTGTTGTTGGTGAAGCAGGTGTAGTGAAACTGGT